ATAGACGAGGGGGGACAAGACACCTACACGGCCGCCGTATGGGAAGCCCTGGAGAGGCGGCTAGCCCTGGAAATGGGGCGGCTTTTAATCACCACCACGCTGTACAACCTTGGTTACCTGGTCCAGAACGTACTAGAACCTGCCCAAAAGGGCGGGGTAGTTACACACCTCACCAGCCCACGAGGAGAGGCTACCCGCACCATCAACGAACCTGCCGGCATCACCCTAATTCAATACGACAGCCTGATCAACCCCCGCTACTCAGAGCAGGAGTATCGGCGCATTGAAGGCAAAATGGAGCGGGGCCGGTTTCAACTATTCTATCGGGGGCGGACCGCGAAGCTGCCGGGGATGATCATCCACAACTTCAACCGCGAGACCCAGATCATTCCCCCATTCACCATAAAACCAGACTGGCCCAGGTACGTCGGCCTTGACTTCGGCGGCAGCAACCTGATAGCTCTGTTTTACGCCCAGGACCCACTGGGCGAAAATCTGTATCTATTCCGCACCTACCACAGCGGCGGAAACACGATTGAAAACTACACGAAGGAAATCCTGGACGGCGAACCCATGCCGGCCGCCTGCGTAGGTGGTTCTGCCAGCGAGAACCAATGGCGCCTGGATTTTGCCAATGCCGGCCTACCCATTCTTGAGCCACCCATTACCGACGTAGAAATAGGGATCGGCCGTGTCCTAAGTTTTCACGGAGGCCGGAAAATCTTTGTCTTTAGTAACCAGACGGAGTACCTGGACGAGATCGGGCGCTACCGGCGCAAACTGGACGATGCCGGCAACCCTTCCGACGAGATACTAAACAAGCGAACCTTCCACACTAGAGACGCAGAGCGGTATCTGCTGAGCTGGTTATTCGAGACACAAAACGCGGAGGACGCACTGATTATTGAGCGGCAGGAAGCAACCGCCCTGATGCTACCCATAATGTAATGACACAAACGCCCCCTGAGACACCAACAGAACGAACGGCAATCATTCTGTACTTCCTACTTCAGCGAGGGCAGATAAACCTCACTGAAGCTGCCGGCATATCTGGCATGACCAGACGGGGGGCAGACAAACTCCTAGAACGCATCAGCCGCCAGATACCCATTTATGACGAGGGACAAACCTGGTTGCTGGTAGAGGATCCAACATGCAAACCGAACCTATATTGATAAGGCTTCTAAACCGAGTTATCGGACGCTTCGGCTTCGCCGCTGTCACCGCACCCCGTGTAGACGACTCACCAGGATGGGAGTCATTGGCCGTAAGCGACCGCCCCCATGAGCGAGGGGCGCAGGAGATCGCACAACTATATCAGAATGCGCTAACCGCCTGGCGACTAAACCCCATTGCCTGGCGCGTTATCGCTATTACCACCGGATACGTACTGGGCGATGGCATATCGCTATCATCACCAGAGCCAGCGCTAGATGAATTCATCAAGTTGTTCTGGAACCACCGGAAAAACCTGATGAGCCTACGCCTTCGGCCGATGAGCGACGAATTGGCACGAGCAGGAGACCTGTTCGTAGCCCTATTCAACAACAAACTGAATGGAATAAGCTATGTTCGGTTTGTGGTCAAGGACCACATAAAAGAGATAGAAACGGCCGGCAACGACTGGGAAACAGAACTTATATACCACGAGAAACGTGCCGGCACAACAGACACGGTTAAATGGCTTAGTGCTGACCACCCCCAAGCCGACGCACCAGACACGGCGGCGGTTATACTGCACTACAGTATAAACCGTCCAATAGGGGCACTGATGGGGGAGGGAGACCTGACGCCGATGCTAGGGTGGTTACAACGGTACTCAAGAATGTTAGAAGACCGTGTCAATTTAAATGCCATCGTGCGTGCTTTCTATTGGCTGATCACCGTGCCTTCAACAAAAGTGAAGACGGCCGAGGAGAAGTACAGAAAGCCGCCACCCAGCGGCAGCGCAATCGTAAAGACGGACCAGGAAACCTGGGAGGTAATCACGCCAAATCTCAGAGCTAGAGACGCGGCCAGCGACCTACAAGCGGTACGGCAAATGATTGACGCCGGCAGCGGTTACCCGCCCCACTGGCAGGGAGAACCAGGACGAACAGCCCTGGCTGAAGCAAAGGCTATGCAAGAATCGCCACAAAAAATCTTACAGGCCAGACAGGACTACTTCATATGGATGTTGGAAAACATCGTAATGACCGCCTACAACCAATGGCGGCGCAGTCATGCCGGCGCACCCGATCTAAGCGACCGGCCATACAACGAACTATTCAGCGTTACCAGACCAGACATCAGCCGTGACGACAATCTCGCCCTGGCACAGGCAGCAGACAAACTCGCAAGTGCATTAAAGACGTTACAAGAAGCGGTTGAGAATGGTAAGTCAAGCACATTACGCGGCCTACTCCTAAAATTGGTAATGAAGTTCGCCGGCGAGAGCCAGCCAGAGGAAATGATGAAAGCCATCGAAAAGGAACTAGGAGGAGAGACGGACCGCAAAACTCAAACGAAGCGTTAGAGATTTTGCTTGCTAACAGAGACAGACCAGGTGGTCTCCCAACCCTGCTCGCGTCCCCGGCCGCGAACCTGAAGGTTCGCTCTCTTCAACAGAAGACCAAATAGGTAAAACTGCCGGCATCAAGACCAACCAGGCCCAGGCAGTCACCAAACCTTCCTCACGTCCCAGGCCGCAAACTCCAACGAAGCGTTCGAGTTTGCTTTCCAATTGACCAGCCAGGTGCGGCGCTACGCGCCGGGTGGCCGAAGCGGCCACCTTGCGCCCTCATCCTTCGGGCGCAACATCCGCGAGACCAGAAAGTGGAAACTGGAAGCCTGAATGCGCCCTCACGGGCGCGAAATGGTACAGGACGTACCAACCCCCATTGTATAATGCCGGCACGAGGTATAACTATGCCAGCAATCAAACCACATTCATGCACGGTGGACGAGGTAACCCCCTGGGATGGGCCGGCCGCCACAGCGGACATGCCCAACGACGAAGAGACACTTCGGTACTGCCATGCCTGGGTTGACGGAGACGGCGATCCAGACGCCAAGGAAAGTTACAAATTCCCCCACCACAAAACAAAAGGCGGGCCAGCCAATCTAGCCGCCGTCAACAACGCGCGCGCACGCCTTTCGGGTTCGAGCATCCCAGAAGCAGACAAGGCCGCAGTTGATCGCCACCTGGTAAAACACCAGGAAGATGCTGGGATGCACGACGACGAAAAGGCAAGCCAAGGCAAACGCCTTAAAACACTAACCTTTGCCGCCCCAACCGGTACCGTAGACCAACAGAAGCACATCATTCATGGCGTGTCCACCATGCAAGCAGTAGAAGCACTAGGACACAATTTACTGGTGGACGCGAAGACATTAGACCAAGTAGTGCAGTTTGGAAACGAAGCAACGGTCGGCATCAAAAGCCGCTTCGCTCACCCAGGTCTATCCGGAGACGGGCTAGGTCGGTTTTTAGGCCGAGCCAAAAACTTCCGGCGAGTCGATGATAAAGCCATTGCCGACCTATACTTGTCACCTGCAGCAGCCAAAAGCCCCCACGGAGACCTTCGCTCCTACACCGAGGAGAGAATTGAAAGCGATCCAGAATCATGCGGCATGAGTTGTGTCATGATTGGGAAGGGCTACTGGATACTAGAAGACGGCACCGAAATACTAGCGACAGAAGAGAAACCGAAAGAGGCCATCAACAACAAGCCCATCTTACGCATTACCGAACTATGCGCCTGTGACATAGTTGATGAGCCGGCCGCCAATCGAGGCGGCATATTCAGCGCCTTTGCCGGCACAACCAACGAGAGCGCAAGTGAGATTTTCAAACAACTGGACGAAGTGCTACCAAAACTAAACATCAAACCAGACGAACTGCCCAGGCTAGCCCGACAATGGCTAGCCGGGCAGCCACTTCCCCAACCGCTATCACAACTTACCACCTACTACCTGAACCAAGAACCAGATAGCGAAGACGCCGAGAAAGTTTCGTTTTTCGCGGACGCCTACGCCGCCGCCCGCAATCACCCCCAAAAGGAGAGACCCATGCAACCAGAAGACGTATTAGAAGTGCAAACGGAGCTTGCACCCATGCCCCAAAAGCAGGAACCGCCAGCCCCCAGCCCACAACCCCCTGCCCAAAACCTTGAAGCTGCCGCCTGGATACAGGCAATCCGAGATCAGGGCAAACAGATGATTCTACAGACAAGCGGTCTACCAGCCCCAACCATCTCGCGATTAGAGAAAGGCGTCTGGCAAACGCCAATTGAGCTAAAACAGGCCATTGACAGAGAGAAGACATATCTGGCAGAGTTAGAGGAAGCCAACGTCATCCAAATAGGGCCTGCCCCACGCGGGGCACACGTAGGGGGAATGAGAAACGACCTCGATCAGTTCACGATCGCCTATGAAGCCCTTATGCGGAACAAGCGGCCTGCCGGCGGTATCAGACCACTACACGGCCTGCGCGACGCATACATGTTGCTTTCCGGCGACTTTGAGATGAAGGGAATTTTCCAACCGGACCAGGTCGCCTTCGCTAACGTAAACACCAGCACGTTAGCGAACATCACCGCAGACCTGCTCAACAAGATCATCATAGAACGGTACAGCATGTATCCCAAGTGGTGGGAAAAGTTGGTGGTAGAAGAAGACGCAGCCAACTTGAACTCCGTAAAGTGGATAAAGCTGGGCGACGTAGGCGAGTTACCCACGGTGGCCGAGGGTGCTGGCTACACAGAACTAACATGGGACGACTTAAGGGAGACAACGGCCTTTGTGAAAAAGGGCGGCTATTTAGGGGTCACCCTGGAAGCAGTAGACCGCGACGACACCCGCAGTTTACAAGCGCTGCCTGGCGCAATGGCACAGGGCGCTTACCTTACCCTGGCAAAGTTAGTTGCGGCCATTTTCACCGACGCTTCCGGCACCGGCCCAACTATGAGCGACGGCGTCGTCCTATTCCACGCTGACCACGCAAATGTGGGAACAGCAGCATTGAACCACGCCAACTGGGTTGCCACGCGCACAGCGATGCGCAAGCACACGGCCATCAACTCCGCCGAGCGTCTAGGGGCATTAACCGCACCAAAATACCTGTTAGTTCCCCCCGACTTAGAGAACACAGGATTAGAGGTACTAGCTTCAGGCAACGAGCCTGGAGTTGCCGACAACGATATGAATCCATGGGCAGAGGGAAACACACGCGAGGCCCTATTACGCAACGCGCGGGACCGGGTTTGTGTCGTAGATCTGTGGACTGACACCAATAACTGGGCAGCCATGGCGGATCCCATGCTGCACCCAACCATTGGCGTCGCCTACAGGTTTGGCAGAGTGCCTGAAGTATTCGTGGTAACGAACCCACTCGCCGGCCTAATGTTTACGAACGATACCATGCCTATCAAGGTAAGATATTTCTTGGCCGTAGGAGCGGTTGACTGGCGCGGCATCTACAAGCAAAACGTCACCTAATCCCAGATCGGGGACGCGGGCAACAGCCGGTCCCTTTAACAAAGGAGAAAAGCGAATGAACAACTTTTTCATGCTTGATTTTAGTATCGCTGGCACCCTGGCCGCCAACTTCATTTTTCGATGGACGGCCCCATTCAATTGCACCCTGGTACACGTATCAGCCGTATCCAGCAATGCCGGAAGCGCAACACTCGACATTGGCACGTCGGGCGACGACGACGAGTTCATGCTAGAGACAGCCATCGGTGTTTCCGGCACGCCCGTTGAATGGGCACGCACAGACTTCGTAGGCGATCAGTTTCCCCGCATTGAAGACGGCGACATTTTCCTGGCAACCCTGGACTACGACGGTGCCAGTGCCACAGCAGCCGCGAACGTCACCGTAGTTATGACATTCAAGGTGGGATAAATGAACAAGAAAATAGCCTTTTTAGCAATCGTCCTATGGCTGATTGCCGTTACAGTCGGCGTCCTCCTCCCCAAACCACTTATCACACAGGATGGCGAGCTAGTCGCCCTGGGCGTTACCCACTTCACCGGCATGGACATTACCAGCGACTCAACCGACGCCATGATCGTGAACCAAACCGGAGTCGGTGACATCGCAGAATTCCAAGACGCCGGCACCGTAATACTACGGATTGCAGACGGCGGACTCATGAGCGGAGGAACAGGCGGACAAACCTGGACATTGGCAGCGGCCGCCAAACTCCTGATTGACGGCGACACCACTAATCAGACACAGACTACAGGCACACTAGACATCAATTTTGGCAGTGTCACCACTGACACCATGCCAATAAACGTTTCGGCCACCATGGACAACGGGATGGTAGCCGGCGCAGATATGTACCTGGGCCAACTAACGATGATTGGCAACGACGCCAACGGCGATTGGAAAGGCCTAACCATCATTGCTGACGCTACCGCAAACGCAGGTGCGGGCACTTACGAGTACGGGGTTTCGGTTGACTGTGAGGAAAACACCGCTGGCGCATGCTTAGATGGTGTACTAATCACATCAAGCGGAATAGACACTGGCCTAACAGACGGTGTGGACGTAAGCGCAAGCAACATTGCCAATGCCATCAACATTGGCAGCAACCTGATTGCTGGGGGTAATTCTGATACCCTGACTATTGGGGCGACAGACGCGACCGTGATCCTGGATCGGAACGACAGCGGATCATTAACCTACACCGGCACAGACAACGACGCCAATGCAGATGTTATCTATGACGCCGGCGGCACGGGTGCAGTCACCATCGGTTCAGCAGATGTAACCAACGTCACCATAAACAGTGACGTTGGCTTGACGTTTGCCGGCAACTCAGAAAGCATTTTCGACGGAACAGACGGCGCTTTCGACTTCACCCGCAACACAACCGGTACAGTCACCCTAACCAGCTCCGACAATGACGCCACTGCCGACATGACAATAGACCCCGGCGGGGCCGCTGCCCTGGTGCTTGGCAGCGCCGACGTCACCTCCGTCAGCGTAATTGCAGACGCAGATCTGCAGATGCGCAATGGAGCCACCGGCAACGTCGACATTTCCCTACACGACTACGCAGATTCGGCAGACGACGACATGGCCCACGTAGTCATACGTGGGAACTGCACTGACGCCGGCACAGGTGCAGAGGATTGCGATTACAGCGTTCTGGTAGTGGAAGCCGGAGCCGCGGCCGAGACACGCTTCACGATTGACGCCGACGGTGGCATCACAATAGGCAGTGCCAATAACGCCGCGGTGACCAGCCTCGGCACCACTACCGACCTTCAGAACGCCGCAACCGGTAACGTGGAATTAGCCTTTCAGGATTATGTCGACAGCGCCGACGACGATATGGATCATGTCGTTTTGGTTGCCAATTGTACCGACGCCACAAGTGCCGCCGAAGATTGTGACCTCAACATCCAGGTTGTAGAGGCCGGTGCAGCGCCAGAAACGCGCATTGCCATTGATGCCGATGGCGACATCACCCTAGGCAGCGCCAACAATGCCGGCATCACCCTTCTGGGAACTGGCGTATCAGTGCGAAACTCAGCCACCGGCAACGTCACGGTAGACTACCGCGACTACGCAGATTCAGCGGATGACGACATGGCCCATGCCATCGTCACCGTCAATTGCACCGATGCCGGCACAGGAGCAGAAGACTGCGATTACACCATCGGGGTGGTGGAGGCGGGCGCAGCCGCCGAGACGCGATTCAACATCAATGCCGACGGCGGCATTGAGATTGGCTCTGCAAATAACGACAGCATCAGTTTAACCACAGACGGCACCGGCGACGGCGAACTAACCGTACCCAACGAAAGTATCTCGGCAGCAGAGATACTCAACCTGACCCGGTCCATTCCTCTCCCCCTGGGATCGTGGGTTCCATGTGCCGGCACGGTGGCCGGCGTGTGGGACGCCGCCGGAGCAGATACGGAGCCAGACCTGGCGGCCGTCAACACGGCGCTGGTCATTGAGTACGATGATACGGGCGGAGAACTAGATATAGACGAAATCTGCAACAGTTTTACCGTGCCGGCCGACTACGCAAGCGGCGGCACATTTGTTTTTCGCGTCACTCAGGGCGGAGCGACAGCAACCCTCGAATCTATCGAATGCCGGATCAGCGTTGACGGCGCGGCAATTGGAGCTGCTGATGAGGACAATCTGGCAAACCAGACAGCCGTCCAATCAGTGACCAGCACCCCCACCGGCACGTGGGCGGCTGGGGCAAGTATTGGGGTGGCGTGCAAGCAGGGCAATGCCGCGCCTGACGATGTGGTAAATTTTCATGCTATCGAGGGCCAGTACACCGCCACGCAATAGGAGGCAGAATGATAGAGGCACGAGTAAAAGAACAATCTCCCTGGCGTACCATCAACGCCTTTAGCGGCCGGCAATATACGCGGGGCGAATGGCAGCGTGTGCCGGACGATGTGCCCTCGCAGAAAG